TTCACAATACGTCAATGAACTTCTTATACCTCAAAATCCACGCTACCGTATATCGAGCGTGGTTTGAGTTGAGGCTTAACCCTCTGACCTGTTAAGGTGTTATCTTACGACATAGTAAGAATTATCGTACTTTAAGAAATTATCCCAATCGTTAGTCGTCATGTTTTGACAACTTCTAAATTCTTCTTTACTCATTTTTAAAGTTCTGTACTTTGAACCGTTTTTTCTAATTGTAAAAGTTCTAGCCGATTTGTTTGCAGTTGATTTCGTTTTCATTTGTCAGAGTTTTTTAAAGTTATTAATTAATTATCTGTATACAAATGTACACACTATTTTCTTATCTGCAAAATATATTTTCAATTATTTTAATCTTTTAGACGAATAACTGTTTTTTGTCGACGAATTAATTATATGTTAATACATATAAATTACCTATTTAGTATTATTTTATATGTTAATACATATAATTAGGATAAAATTGTTTATTAAAACCAACTTTAATGTGTTCTTTATTGCTTAATGTCGTATATTTACAACATGGAAAACAATATAATAGAAGCCTTAAAAGCTGGTACGCCAGTAGATGTTAATGTTGATGCTATAATTATTGAAGATAGGCATATTAAGCACGCTAATAACCTATTAAATGATATAAATAAATTAATTTGTGTTTCTTGTACTAATGATAAAGAGCATATTAGATTAGCGTTATTAACTTGTAAAGCTGCATTAGATAGTTTAAAACGCCATAACTCTGTACATGGTAAAACAGATGATTACTATAAACTAGAACAGGTTAAGCAATGGCTAACTGTTAAGGAGTATCTAAAGGGGTTACTTTAACACTATCTAAAAAAGCCCTGTAATTTTTATCAAATGTATCGTATTTAAGAACGGCATAAACATAACTACCATCACTTAAATAAACTTTTGTACATTCGGTAGGGTTTTGGTCTATATCAAATAGGGTGTATTCTCTATATGATGTTATCCATAAATAATCAGTTGCTAGGGTTAAATTAAATTTATGCCAGTAACTAAACACTTTTACAATTAAAGTATTATCAGAATCAAAAGACTGTACTTCGTGTGTGTCGTATATTTTAAACTCAAATAGATTCATTATCTATAAATTTCTCCTTTAATAATTTTAAGATTTTCTAATCTATAATGACCAGTTTTGATATTCAATTCGCAATACGCAAATCCAAGATTATGACGATTGATAGGCATATACAAAGGATTTAGATCACACAAACACCCGACACTATTAACACTAATTACATCACCTGTTAATGTAGTTTCTGTATGCTGTGAAGTCTTATGATAATGTCCCACAATTACACTATCAATAGTTTTTAAGAATGTAGCCCTTGCAGGATTAACGCCACCAGCACCGCCACCAGCTAATTCGTGCCCATGTAAAGCAGTTAATTTACCTATTTTAACTGGTCTTTTATCCTTAACAACATCTATTTTAAGTTCGCCAAACTTCAATAATATTTCAAGTTGAAAATCTGATACATCAAATATCTCTGGGGCTTTAGAATATAAATACTTTTCCCATCGTTCATCATGGTTACCGTACTTTAAAACTATCTTTGTTTTAGGAAAATGTAAACGTAATGATTTTAAAAACGCTCTAACAGCATCAAATTCTTCTGCTATACTTCTAGCTCTAAAATCTCTTTCATGTCTTGATATGTTAGCGAAATCAATTAAATCGCCATTAATTAATATACAATCTACTTTCTTAGTTTTACCGTAATCCAATGCTAATGTAATAGCTTTATTATTTTGGTATGGAAAATGTAAATCCGATATAATTAATATGCGAGATTGTTTAATTTCATAGGGTGTAAAATCATTTGAATAGCTTTCTGGCAAACAATAATCATTTGATTTTTTAGGAGCTTTATAACTATTTTTATTGGTTGTTTTAACTCGGTTTTTTTCTCCAGAGTTACCCGTAATCATTCTAATCATGGTCCTAATAGCTTCAACACTTACAAAACTTGTAGCATTTTCTTTATAAATTTTCCTAGATAGTACAGCATTCGGACTGTTTGGAAACTTTTTTAAATACTTTCTAACAATCTCGTTTTTAATTGTAGGTTTTCCCATGTTAATAGTTTTTACAAATATATAAAAAATTGGTTAACTTTGTGATATAGTGTTATTTAGATTAATTCTAATTAAAAAAGTGTAAAGTGTAAAGTGTAAAGTGGTTTACACTTGCATTATTTATATTTTAAAATACAAAAAACAATAAATTTTTTTTAGTGTGTAAAGTACTTTACAAATATGTTAAATCGTTGCTATCATTGGTTAAATCGTGTAAACTAAGTGTAAAGTTACATTATTTTACATAAAATGTAAAATGTAATAAAAAAAGTGTATATTTGTGTAAACTTTAAAAATATACTTATGATTGAAAAAAAACAAAAAGGATGTGTTTATTTTTTTAAACATGTAGGATTAAATCCAATAAAAATAGGATGTTCAACTAATGAAAGCCCTATTGATAGGTTTACTCAGTTCTCAACTTATGCCCCATTTGGAGCTCAAATAATTGGTTTTATAACCTGTGAAGAGCCTTTTTTATTAGAAAAAACTTTACACCAAAAATTTGTATCTAAAAGATTAATGGGTGAATGGTTTGATTTAAACGAAACAGATGTATCTGCTGTAATAAAATTTTACTCATCTTTAGAGGACATAAAAGAAAAAAATGATTTTGAGATAGAATGGGCTAAAATTAAAAATCAGAAAAAATTAGAAATAGAGGCGCAATTTGAAAACTTATCCATAACTGATATAAAGAAAAAGTTTTATAACTTTTATAAAAATAATAAACACGTTAAAAAAATAAAGTTAGCCAATATATTTAAAGTATCTAGGCAAACTGTACATTTATGGATTAATGAATATGAAAAATTAAATTTGAATAATCAAAATAAATAACTATATTTGCAAACAGTTAAGGTATTGTGCGATACTATTTAAATTAACTAAGACTTTTAACCCATTGCTGCGGAGCGCACACTCCAAGGCATGGGTTTTTTTATTTTAAAAATGTATGATAACATTAAGCAGAGCAAGGCAATTATTAGATTTTAATTTATCTCTTATTACAATAGGCGATAAAAAACTACCTAACTTTCCATGGAAACCTCAACAAAGTACACCGTTAACTAAAGATGCTTTTGAAAAAAACTATATTTATAAAGGCGGTATAATTAAAAAAGATGGTACTGAAATACCTGAAACGTGTGGAGTTGGTATAGTTACTGGTTATAATGGATTAGAATGTATTGATATTGATTTAAAAATATTACCATCACTAAAGGAGCAACAAGACTTTTGGAATGAGTATATTAGTTTTTTATCTGATAATATTGATGATTTTGATAACAAGTTTTGTATTTATAAGACCGTTAATAATGGATATCATATTATTTATAGATGTGCAAAAATAGAAGGTAATAAAAAGTTAGCTAAATTAGAAGGATATACAGAGGCTATTTTAGAAACTAGAGGCATTGGAGGTTATATTTTTGTATATGAAAATAAGGTAGGTAAGTTAGATTATACAGAAATTAAAGAAATATCTATTTTAGACCGTGAGGTTTTATTAGAAATTAGTAAGTCTTATAATTTTATTGAAGAGGTTAAAAAAATAGAACCTGAACAAAAAGAGTATTCTGATTCTAAAATTAAGCCATGGGATGACTATAACTCTAAAGTATCTATTTTTGATATTGTTTCTGATTCATTTGAAGTCGTAAGGAATATTAAAGATAAGTATATTATTAGAAGATTTAACGCTACATCTGCACATAGCGGATATGTTTATAAGAATAGCGGATGTATGTATTTATTTTCAACTGGTACAATATATCCAAACGAAAAGCTAATAAGTCCATTTACTGCCTATACAATTAAACACCATGGCGGGGACTTTAAAGAGGCGGCTAAGAATATTTATAATGATGGTTATGGTTCTAGGTTAATAAAAGAACCTAAAGAACTACTTGAAACTGTTATAATTGATAAAAAAGATTTAGAGTTTCCTTTAGATATATTCCCTGAAAGCGTACAGAATTATATTAAATTATGTAATAATACTTTAGATAGTTCTATTGATTACATGGGTTGTTCGTTTCTTTGGATGTCTAGTGTTATTATTGGTAACTCTATTAATATACGTATTAAAAATGGATGGATTGAAAATTGCACACTTTGGATTTCTATTGTAGGTAAAGCTGGTTTAGGTAAAACGCCATCTATTTCAAATATTATTCATCCATTAATGAAGGCTAATAATAGAGAAATTAAGCAATTTATTAAGCAAAATCAAAAATACCATGCTTATAAGGAATTAGATAAAAAAGAACAAAAGAATACAGAGGAAATAAAAAAACCTATTAAAACACAATTTATTGTAAATGATATTACTTTAGAAGCATTAGTTGATTTGCATGAAGAAAGTGATAATAGCGTTGGAGTCTTTAAAGATGAACTTGCAGGATGGTTCAAGGACATGAATAAATATCGTGCGGGATCTGATTTAGAATTTTGGTTAAGTAGTTGGAGTGGAAAAGCCGTTAACTTAAATCGTAAAACAGCAAAGTCAGCCTTTGTTGAAAAGCCTTTAATTCCAGTTTTAGGAGGTATCCAACCTAGTATATTAACTACATTTTATACAGATGAGAATAAAGATAATGGATTTATTGACCGTATGCTTTTAGCGTTTCCTGAATTAGAAATAGAAAGTTATAACGATAAAGAGATTTCAAAAGAAATATTAGAGTGGTACTCATCAAGTGTTATTAATTTCTATGATGCTATTAAAAAAGATATTTTAAAAAGAAATATCGAAATGGAAATAGAGCCTATTATATCAGATTTTTCAAGTGAGGCTAAAACTGAATGGATAAGAGTTTTTAATGACATTACAAATATTCAAAATTCAGATGATGAAAATGAGTATATGAAGTCTATGTTGCCTAAACAAAAATCTTATATTCCTAGATTTGCATTGATATTAAATACAATAGACTGTTTTTATTCTGATAATAATGATGTAACAACTATTACAAAAAAAAGTGTTTTAAAAGCTGAAAAGTTATCTAAGTACTTTATTGCCATGGCAAAGAAAATTAAAGTTAATACAGTTGAGGTTTCAGATATAAAGAAAAATCTTTACCAAAATAAAGATAAAACTACTAGAGATAAATTTAACGCTTTATATGCTGAAAATCCTAAATTGAATAAAAAAGAAGTTGCGGATTTATTAGGAGTATCTAGGCAAATGATTTACAATTTTATTAAAGATATCGAAAAAAATGAAACAACTTAGAGATTATCAAATAGAAAATAGTTTAAAAGCAGTTGAGATATTAACTAATAATAACCTAGTTTACTTATCCATGGAAGTGAGAACTGGTAAAACGGTTACATCTTTAGAAACTGCTAAACTTTACAATGCTAAAAACGTTTTATTCTTAACTAAGAAAAAAGCTATCAAGTCAATACAAAATGACTATAAAGACTTTGGATATACTTTTGATATAACCATTATTAATAATGAATCTTTACATTTAACATATGGTAATTTTGATCTAATTATTAGTGATGAGCATCATAGATGCGGAACTTATCCAAAACCTAATAAAGTAACTAAACTAATTAAACAACATTACTCTAATTTACCTATGATTTTTTTGTCAGGAACACCGCATCCTGAAAGTTATTCGCAAATCTATCATCAGTTTTGGATTAGTAATTATAGTCCGTTTAAAGCATGGACTAACTTTTATAAGTTCGCTCAAGTGTTTGTTAATGTTAAACAAAAACATTTTGGTTATGCTAAAATAAATGATTATTCTGATTGCAACTATGATAAAATTAAACCTATAATTGATAATTATTTTATTACTTATACTCAAAAAGAAGCTGGATTTACTAGCGAAGTAAAAGAGAATATATTAAGGGTTAAGATGTCAGATTATAGTTATTCATTAATAAAAAGATTAGCTAAAGATAAAGTGATACAAGGTAAAGAAGAGTTATTATTAGCAGATACATCTGTAAAACTTATGTCTAAAACTCATCAACTTTATAGTGGTACTGTTAAATTTGAAAGTGGTAAAACTATGACTATTGACAATTCAAAGGCTTTATTTATTAAAGATAAGTTTAAGGATAAGATAGCTATTTTCTATAAATTTACAGCAGAATTAGACACTTTAAAAGAAGTTTATAAGGATAATTTAACAACTGATTTAGAAGAGTTTAATAGTACAGATAAATCCATTGCTCTTCAAATAGTTTCAGGACGTGAGGGTATATCTTTAAGTATGGCTAAATATTTAGTTTACTATAATATTGACTTTTCAGCATTATCTTACTGGCAGTCAAGAGATAGATTAACTACAATGGATAGGTTAAATAACGAAATTTTTTGGATATTTGCAGAAAATGGAATAGAAGATAAAATATACAAAGCAGTATCAAATAAAAAAAACTACACATTAAACGTATTTAAAAAAGATTATGTCAACTTATCAAACTAAAATAAAAAAGGAATTTGAACAAAAAGGTTATACTGTTTTAAAAATAGTTAGACTTTCTGATAGTGGTTATCCTGACTTATTAGCTATGAAGTTGGGTGAATTAGATGTATGGATTGAATGTAAAGAAAAAAATGATACACTTAAAGAACTTCAAAAGTTTAGGATAGACCAGTTAAATAATATGGGTAAACGTGCATTTTGCACTCAGGATACTAAAGGTATTATTTATCCCAACCCCTCACCCCAAACAATGATAACTGGCTAACTTATGAAACACCCAAGCCACTTGAACAGAATGATGACTTCCTAAACCAGAATGATTTGATAATTAATAATGAAAACGAACCATTTTAATAAATAATATGATAACAATACAACATGCAAAGGATATAGTAAACTCAAATACTAACAGTCCTAAACTTATGATAGATGTAGTTGAAAGATATATTTATGATAAAAAACAAATTGAGGTTAAAATTAATACTCCAAATAATTTTACTAATGCTGGTTTATTAGAAATAGCTTTTGAATGTGCTAAACAATATTATAAAACAATTTAACGGAGATATTAACTTTTAAAATTATAGATAAATTTTGATATGTGATATTTTTGTAGTAGTTTTGAATAATCAAATTTTATCATGGCTAAACAAGGCGGTGCAAGAGAAGGGGCTGGAAGAAAGCCTAAATCTGATGAGATAAAGCTAATAGAAGCATTAACTCCATTGGATGATGTTGCTTTTAAGGAACTTGAAAAGGGTGTAAAAGCTGGATCATTTTACCACTTAAAACTATTTTATGAATACCGATATGGTAAACCTAAACAGTTAATAGGTGTAGTTACTGAAACTGAAACACTTGAACAAGTATTTAAAATTGGCGGTGTTGAAATTAAACTTTAAACAATATGTGTTATAATTTACATTTGTAGGTAAAATATATTATATTGTCTATATTTGAAGAATTTAAAAATGGAGCTTCAAAAAGAAGTTTAGCGAAAAAATACAATGTTGATAGAGGAATATTTAGAAGAAATATATTAAAAGATGTCAAATAAACAAATACTATTTGAAAGCTTTCCCAAACAAGATGAATTTTTAGAGGCTATTTTCTCTAATAAATACAATTTCATCATGTACGGGGGGGCTATTCGTTAACCCCTTAGTAGAAATATTAAGGGGTAAAAGATACGAGGTGGAAAAACTTTTGCGGGATTAGGAGCTTTATTACTACTTTGTAAGATGTATCCTAAAAGTAAGTGGTGTGTGGTACGTTCTACATTACAAACACTTAAACTTAATACAATACCTTCATTTACTAAAATTTGCCCTACATCATTTGTTAAAAAGTACAATCAAGACACACAAACGGTTACTTTACAGAATGATAGCCAAATTATATTCTTAGGAGAAAACTATGCAGATGATAAGGATTTGAATCGTTTTAAAGGGTTAGAATGTAACGGCTTTCTATTAGAAGAAGTAAACGAGCTGCAACAAAAGACTTTTTACAAGTGTATTGAACGTGCAGGATCACAAATTATTGAAAAGCAACCTAAACCAATAATTTTAGCAACTTGTAACCCTGCTAATAATTGGGTTAAAGAGTTAATTTACAATAAGTGGAAAAACAGTACTTTGCCTCCTAACTGGCTTTATATTCCTTCTAAGATTACAGATAATCCATTTATACCTACTGATTATTTAGAATCTCTTAAATCAATGCCTAGATATGAATACGAAGTGTTTGTTGAAGGAAATTGGGATTTACAAGAACGTACTGGAGCTGAATTTTATAAATACTTTAGTTTAGATAAACACGTTAAACCATGCCATTATGAACCTACTTTGCCGCTTCATATTAGCTGGGATGAAAACGTTAATCCATACCTACCATGTGGTATATTCCAAATATCTAATAAACAAATAAGGCTAATTGACACTATTTTAGGTATTAATCCTAGAAATACTATTAAAGATGTTTGCAATGAATTTAAACGTAAATATCCACACCATGAAAGCGGTTTATTTATTTATGGAGATGCAACAAGTCAAAAGGAAGATGTTAAGCAGGAAAAAGGACATAATTTCTTTAAACTTATCCAAAATGAATTAATGCAGTATAAACCAATAATGAGAGTTGGAAAATCAAACCCTTCAGTTGTTATGCGTGGTAATTTTTTTAATACAATATTATTTAGTAATTTTGGAGATATTGAGTTTATTATTAATCCTGAGTTAAAAGAAGCCGTGCAAGACTTTACTAATACTAAAGAAGCAGCAGATGGAACTAAGGATAAAACAAAAGTTAAAGATGCTAAAAGTGGTGTATCATATCAACCATTTGGACATATTAGCGATTTAACAGATTATTTACTTTGCCAGGCATTTAAGAACGAATATCAAATGTATCAAAAAGGAGATATTACTCAATATGCAAGAAAAATAGGAGTAGCACCAATAAACGTAAAACATAGGTTATAATGAAAGTAAAATCACACAAAGAACTAATAGATGGACACAATACAATAACTTTCTTTATTGAAGATATTGAAACGAACAGTCTTATTCATAGCGATACGTTTATAATTACTCGTAAAACACGAATTAAAGAGTTAAAATACAACTTTATTACCTATGTTCAGGATATGCACAAACTAGAACTAGCCATGCTTAATGCTGAAGTTCATAAAATTAAAGAGAATAAGGTTAAATTAGATTTAGAAAATTATGGAAAATAGATTTATATTATTTGGATATTATGACCATGAAGCTA